CTACCCGCTCCGATAGCAAAGAAAAGCACTCCGCACGCAGGGCTCGACAACAACCCCGCTCTCGACGGACAGATATTCGGCGACAGTCATCCGTACTTCCCCAAAAGTTGTGCCGTGTGCCCCCTAAACAAAGGACTCATAAAACGAAAGGTAAAAGACTGCTACGCCTGCTCCCACGCCGCCGAGCTACTCAGCACCGCCGACGACTTCAAAAAGGTAAAAGAGTTTAAGAACGGCGGAGCCTACCTCGAGCACGAACAGGTAGACCGGCAGAGCGGCGACTACAAGATGATAAAGCGTGTCGGGGTGGAATTTGCTCGTATGGGTATGGTAGCCAAAGCCACGCCTAAGTTACATTTCAAAGACCCCGAGTATAAAGTAATATACGGCTCGCTCATAGACACCAAGTACGAACGCAAGTGTCCCGACCTGCTTATCGACGGTAAGTTCTATGAGTTGGAAAGTTTTTCGGGGAAGTGGGCTAAGATAAAGTTAAAACACATGTTGTCTAATGGTTTAAAACAGTCCGACCGAATAGTAATAAATAACACCAAAGGAGGCTCAGACAGAATTATAAGAAAGCTTATAAAAGCTCGAGAGAATATTGGTGCTCGTATCTCAGAAGTGTGGTTATACGAAAAAGGAAAGCTAAGACTATTCTATAAAACTACAGGAGGCTAAAAGCCTCCTGCGATACAACGTGCCGTAGCACATGCTAAAAACCATAACGGTTTCTGAGTGCAAAGGTAATACTTATTTTTTAAATACCAAACAAAAATCGATTAAATTCGTTTTAAGCATAAAAACAAGTATGGTTATACGAAAAAGGAAAGATAAGACTATTCTATAAAACTACAGGAGGCTAAAAGCCTCCTGCGATGCTCCACACCGTAGTGTAAGACTAAAAGCGTAATGCTTTCTGAGTACAAAGGTAATACTTATTTTTGATATATGGAGTGTTTTCTTTTTGAGTGGGCTACTTTTTTATCACCTTTTCTACTTCTGTTTCTATCAAATTCTTTATCTTCTCCGTAAGCTCTTTGCTCTCTCCGATAAATTGCCTCTTGGGTATAGTTACATTGCGGTTCCTGCCGGCTGTGGTCGTTCCCTCGTTGTGTGCAGCAGCGTACGGCGTACGGTTCTCTATCTTTACACTGCCTCTTTGAGGTATATCCTGTATGTTGTTGTACAGGTGTTTTCTCGACGACATAAGTGTCTTATTCTTCTTGTCGCCATACTTCGACGATAGCCGTAGAGCCGGCTTCCATTCGTGCAGCCCGTCGTCGACAAAACCTCCCCTCTCGAAGTTCTCTCTAAAATGCTTTTTGGCTATCGCTCCGGCTTTTATCGGCAGTGTTCTGTCTATCAGTGTTCGTATCTTATCCGCCTGTCGCTCTATATTCTTTGTAAACTGTTCGGGTGTCATATTCAATTCCTACAAATCCAACTTCATTTGCCTGCTATCATCGCTATAAGGCTTGTCGTTTTCTCTCAGATAACGCCAAAACGTGCGTTCGCTCATCGGGTAGCTCTTACGCACGATATGGCGGTAGACCCAGCGTTTACACCTGTCTTGCCTGCCCGCCTCGTAGTTGTCTGCTACAAGCTGCCGCACTATCTCCGACCTTCTTTTGACGTTATCGTTCATTTTCTTTTCTCTTTTTCAAAAGGAGGGACAGGCTTCTCCTGCCCCTCCTCCGCTAAAAACATACAAATTTTTGAAAGCAATTCACAACACAATACAATGCTGTTTTATAATCGTTTAAAAAGCCCACGCTACACACGATTGCAGCCTCTTAACATTGCTGTGGGCGAGCACGTCTAATCTTTCGTTATTAGAACCGAATGGTTATTTGTCGGGCACCTCCACCAACCATTAAGGGTATGCCTCCTAAAAATCTAATCCAAAACATCGCCAAAGGCAGGAGACTCGTATCTATAACTTGTCTCGTTTATTTGTCTTCTTTTAAACAACGTCTTACCGTCGTACCTTACAACAAACACTCTACCTGAGGAACCTATTTTGCCAGTAGATTCCGATGTTACTTTATTCTTGTCTATAAGAACCCCACTGGGGTACATAATCATAAGTGCTTTTTGCACTATTTGTGTCTCAAATTTGGCTTGTGCCTTCGTAAGCACCTCCACTCCGTTAAATATTCTCTTGTCCTTTTTCATTGCAACTCCTTTGTTTTATGATGATTTCACGCTTCTGTCATACCGAGCGGTACGCAGATCCATTTGCCATTGTCGTCTTTATACTCTGCACGAACGAACGTTTTACTCACTTGCGGACGATATGCCTTTTCGATGATTTCGACACCGTCTATCAGTTCAGCATTGCCGCTTTCGGCGGCGAGCTTACGCAACTGCATCACGCGGCTCGCCTTGAGGTTGCCTTTTGCGTCGCGGCTCAGAAGCTTCATTACCGCTTCCACCAACAGCCGGCTGTTGTCGTCATTAGCAAACGACGATATCACCTCTTTTACTTTGGCGATACCTTCGTTGACCGTGTCGTCATAGTCGTCGATTTGATGGTTGCCGAGTGTGATACGATACAGTCCGTCGGCGGAACTAAACGTATTGCTCTTTTGGTCTGCCTTCGTGTTGAATATCTCCTCTTTCAGTTTCAATGCGTCGGCAAATCGTTCGTATACGCCTTGTTTGCTCCTTGCCAAGCTTTTGCTTACCTCCTGCAGCGTCGGGAACACTTCCCGTACCGCTTCGTCCACAAGCTGTTTATAGGCATCTCTGTTCTCTTTTTTGAGGCGGTCTTTTTCCTTCGCCTCCTTGTACTGACGAAACTCTTCGGCTTCGCTTCCCGTCAATCTGATTTCTTCCATATTATTCTTATTTATTGCTGTTTATGTTTAACGCCTTATTGAACTCTACACTTGTAATTTCGATAAAAACAGAAGGCAGCTTCATTCTATCGTCAAAATAACAATACAAACCATCTGAACCTATCTCTATATATGGAAATATAAATCTACCATATACATTATCAACACCTCCATCAGCTAAAATATCCATAAGTGAAAAATAGCTACTTTTACCTAAGCTGTCAAAGAAGGCTTTACATTCTTTACCTTTTTTAGTTCTTAAATTTGGTTTGTATAAGCCTTTGTGTTCTTTTGATGGACTAAACTCTTTAAGGTCAATATCTTGCTCTGAATCAAAACCAAGTGCTAAGTATATTGTTACTCTATTAAAATTTTGTTGTCCTTTACGTCCTAAAAACTCATCATTCCACTTAGGATAGCGTTGCTTTATTCGCTCTGCATTATCTTTCTCTATTTGGAGTTCTTTGGCTCTCATATCATATAGTTTCTTATAGAGAGCACTTTCTTTGTCTATTAATTTGTAATACATATTATTATAAGTTATTATTTTACCAATTCAAAATCATACACCCACACATACGGATTGCTATCCCAAGTGCCTTTGCCGTTTATCTTGTCAATGAGTGCTGCAAAGGCTTGGCGTGGATTATCCCAAAAATAAGTTCCAGGTTTCCCATCACATTCGTGCCTTGACACTTCATAATCAAGTGCTTTATATTCTTCCCAACTAATTCCTTCGTAAGACACTGGAACCCAATACAACGGTAAACCTTCGGCAGAATCATATTCAATGCCTTCCGCCAAGCAATCCTCATCGCTTATATCCTGCAATCTCTCTATTCGTATATTCTTTATTAATATTTGATGTGGCATTAGGTCTGGTCTAACGAACATTTTGTTTTTCCATCCTGCCAACTTTCTGGCGTTGCCCCATTTTACACTTCTTTTATTAATAAAATCACTTTCTCTGATAGGAACAAATACTACTCTTGCCTTTTGGTAACTTTGTGCCACAGCTACTACTTCTCCCATACGATATTGAGGCTTAAATTCAAGCAATTGCCCATCAGTTGTCCGTACTATAACTGCATATCTATCAGGTGCTGCTGTATCTAAATACTTCAAATCATCTGTTATCTCCCTAAATTTATTATCAAAAAACATATAACACTGCCCTTTTATCTCTTTTGCCTGGAGAGATAAAAGAGACTTCTCCATCCGTCTTGTCTGTATCTTTTTTTTAGATAGTACTAAATTCGTAAGCTCAAACTTATCTTTAAAACTAATTTTCTGCATAATGTATTTCTCCTATTTTTTTTCAAACATATAACACGCTTTATTTGTTACCTTTATATGCAATAATCCGTTCTCCGTTCTATTGCTCCGACGTACGCCGCAATATTGTATTATGCGACTTCCGCTTTCACACTCCCACCTCTGTCTGTGCTTGCACTGCCGACAGGTATAGCCGTTCTCCTCTAACCACCTGTGTTTAGGTGTTAGCGGGGCAGGTGTACCTTCAAACTCTCTTGTGTCGAAAAGCGTTTGCATATTATATATTATAAATACGTTACCTTTATGCCTGCCTTCCTGGCAACAGCGTGTTCTGCCGTAGCACCTTCGGACTTCTCCCAGCCGGGAAGCATCGCAATCTCGTCGCACACAGCAACGATTTCAAGCTCTTTTATCAATATCTCTGCTTCCGACAGACGTCTGCCCGCCTGTCGTTCGAGCATTGTTACCAAACGCATCGGATTTATGACAGTACATGCGTCCCAATCAAACTCATCTTCTGCAGCGGCGAAGCGTTTTGTTGCCTCCTCCGGGTGTAAGCCCGTTATCTGTCCCGATAAATACACTAATCCATACATATCTATTTGATTTTATTTAATTTGTAATTCTTAATTCGTAATTGGGTAAAAAGGCTTTCGTGCCGCTGCCACGGCACTACTCGCCGTCGTTATTAATTATGAGTATTTTTTCTATTTATCTCTATCAACATCTCTTCGGCAAGCCGAACAGTCGAGTTCATATCCTTTACATTGCGTCGGAAGCCGTAGTATATAGCCTGCAAACGTGTTTGCGGTATTTTGTTGAATGAGGTGTACTCGTTACCTGTGGCACGCAGTATCATCGCTTTCGCTCCGTCCATCGTAACGGCATAGCCAAGCTCAGAGGCAAGCCCAAAAGCTGCCGCTATCGCTCTCTTACGCCACTTGTCCATATCGACACGCTTGTCGTCTGTCTTAGCGTCGTCCATACGCCTATTACCTTCGAGCGAACTACATACCTGTTGTAGCTGCTGTAGAGTTAGTTCGTTCGTGTGCTCCACGCCATAGCCGGCGAGTATTCCCTCCTTTGCCTCCTGCCCGAGACCTTGCTGTCCCAGCAATACGTGGAACTTCTTTATTAGCTGTTTAGATAACCTGTCGTGGTCAAAAATTTTTGTTGCCATATTGATTTGTATGTTTTTTGTCGTTTTTTTTGAATTTATTATACTATAATTGCAACTCAAACATAGCTGCCTTATCTTCGCTTATCGTTATTGGTTTGCCCCCGCCGTATCTGCTTGTCGGGTAAGCACGGAAGCCTTCCACTTTGACGACCACATCGCTATCTCGCCATATTTTAAGGGCTGTTTTACCCTCTGGGTATTGTCCCTGCAGGTGTGTGATATAGATAAATAGTTTCTCGGAGAAACGCTTTTTCCACCGCAGGTATGTCTCGGTATTCAGCCCCAAAAACTGTATCGAGTCTATTATGACTATTTTGGGGCTTTTCCTTTTCGAAAGGCGACATTCTATATCTTTGATATCCTCGTTGTTGAGTACGATGAAGCGATTCGCCTTCACCTCGTCCATTCGGCAACGTCTCAATGTCTCGGCAAATGATGCACTTATGCCCTCCTCAATGGAATTATATGCTACCAAGTGCCATCTTGTTAAATATTTAGCCAACTGCATTGTAAAACTCGTTTTGCCGTTCTTGGGCAGTCCTCCTATGCACCACGTCCCTTTTAGCTCGGGCTTGCCGACAGCCTCGAGCCATTGCCCGTCAAATTCGCAGAGTTCTCTTTCCATCGAGATCACGCTGTCCGCAGAGTACGCTCTTCTTACGCCATTATCTAACACTTCGCTATCACGCATAACTCTTAAATCTTCGACAACTCTTTATATATACGTCTTAGAGACGGCACATTATCCTCGCCCATAGTCTTGCGGAGTACCTTATTCACATCGACGCTTACGCCACGAGCCTCGGCATTGGCTTTTATTATCATAGCAGCACTCGCCTGCAACATCTTCTCTTTCTCTTCCTTATTTGCCGGCACTACCTTACCATAACGCTTACCGAAGCGGCTGAACATCTCAGTGTAACCTACCTTTTTTACCGATATTGACCTATTTATCTTTGCCTCCAATCCGTCGGCTCCCATCATATAGAACCCGCAGGCATTCTCCACAGCATTCCAAAGTGCCTTGAGCTCAAGGAAAGCTGTATAGTCGAGGTCGCCTGCCTCGTCGAGGATAATCAAAGGGGTAGGTAGCGTTTTAAGATAAAACACCAAATCTTCGTAAACGTCTGAATAACGTCCGGTGCTACCTACCCCGAATGATTTGGCTATGTGTCTTATTAACCTCTGCTTCGACTTTACCTGCGAGCAATCGACGTACACAACTCCTTTGTTGTTGGCTGCGTAGTGCTTTGCAGAGTATGTCTTGCCGATATCTGCCATATCGCATAGTAATGCAGATAGGCTATCATCTTGGCATGCTTTAAGCTGTGCCGTCACAAATTGGAACACAGGTGTATTTGCAGTCTTCCAATCGGCTGTTTCGTTGAGGTTTACGCCTATCTTGCGAGCAATGCTTATCCATTGTGCATCGCTGATGACACGGTCGAGTTCACCGTTTTTTGTCCGGCTGTACTGGCTTGCACTTATGCCCAAACTTACAGCGAACTTACTATCAGAGCCGGTAAAGTTACCTCTGCTAACCTCCAACGCGGCTAAAATCTTTTGTTTAATCTCTTTGGTAATCATTTCTTTTGGTGTTTTATTTGTGATTATTAAAATTCTTATGTTATAGGCTTTCCTTTGCCATTCTTACATAGTCGATACTATTGTCCATTTCGGCCGTTACCTCGTATCCTTTGGGTTGTTCGCTCTCTACGATGTCTGTCTCTATATTGGCTATGTATGTGCTTGTCGTGGCTTTCATTTTGCCGACTCTACCTATCTCTGACTTGCGGTCGCGTATCATCTTATCGAACCTTGCCGCTCTTTTTTGCTGATGAAGCATATTCGCTCTGTCTTCGTCGGTCTGCTCTATGGTATTCTCGTTGTAGCGGTATTGCTCACGGTTCACAGCCTCGCCTATGTAGTTGTCGCCCTGGTACAGGTACACTCTCTTTACGCTACCGTCCTCTTCGGGCAACCAATAGGCTTCTACTTTATAGTTATTTGGTTTTAGCTGCTTGAGAGCCTCGAAGTCGATGAGTTCAAACTCTCCATTGGCAACCTTAACGTAGTCGTTGTTGTAGATGGTGCAGCTTTCCATATTACCAATGTATCGGTACAACCTCCAACGCTCTGCACTAACTATATTAGGATTCATAAATTGAAGCAGTACATCTCTCCTTGTCATTCCTGGATAGGTCTTTTGGCGTGGGTGTAACTGGTTATTGTATTCGTCAATATCTGAAAGGTCGTCCGATACTATTGTCTGTGGTTGATACTCAGGCTCCACATAATCGCCTTTGACCTTGTTACGCACACATCTAAAAGCCTCATGTTTAGAGTACCATCGTCCGCGTGAGTGCCCATTCTTTTTTGATACACCATATTTAAGCTGACGGTTTGTGTGTTCGGCACGTTTGCTCCACGCCGAAGGGTTGAAATAAATGAATGGGAACACCTCACTCAACCACTCCATGTCCTGTATCAGGTGGTGTTCGGCGTCAAGTTGCCCACCGATAGGCAGTCCAAGTTCGAGGGCTTCACAGAACATATTTCGTAAGCACTCCTCTACAGTCTCTATCGTGGGTTTACCTACAATATATGCAGGTCTGAATATATATCCGCTTACCACATCCGTTGCCTGATATTTATAGACCCAGCCACGCACGCTCTTACGGCTCAACGCCACGTCGTCTATCGTTATCTTAGACATAGAAAATTGTCCGGGCTTTCTGTTGTGTTTAGGACGCATCTTGTCGGTGTAGTCGAAGTTGCCGTTGCGGTCTTCGTATATTGCGGTGAGGTTCACCACATCTTTCAAATAGTTCCATATAGTTGCTTTCGATACCTCCAGAGGTCTGCCGGCTTTATTACGAAAATCTTCCGGGGCAAAGACCTCCCCTGTTTCTACATCGTATATTTCGTGGCTTCCATTTACAAAATTGATATAATCGGAATGAACCTGCTCCACAAATGGCTTATCTTGCATTCGGTATAAGGCTAAAAACAGGTTTGCCATTTTTCGGCTGACGATGCGTGTGCTGTCGTTGCCTATTTTGCCGCTCAGCAACGACTTTACTCCCTCATTGCAATACTTTTTAAATACCCTTTCAAAATACCGAACATTGCCAAACTGTCGGCAGTTGTACTCCAGAGCGGCTTTAGTATAGAGTTCGAACATCTGTTGCCACATCTCGCCCTTAGGCATCTTACGCACTCCAAAACCTTTACGGTTGCTCTCTACGTTACCTTTCTGTTCCTTGAGGCTGTTTAGTATAGAAGCACAGTTCGTATGCTCTATCACCTCCTCAAATGCGAGTGGCTGCCCGTTAGGTTTGCGGTAATTGTCGAAGAAAGCCCTTGCGTCTGGGTCTATCTCCACAAATATTTTCTCTCGCGTTACTTTATTGCCGTTTATTTTTAGTCCGAGTTTTTTGATACGGTCATATTTTATCTTGTCCGTATCAAACTCTATGGACGAGTCCTCGCCTCTGCCGCATATACGTAGCTTCCCGCTGCGGCTGTCGTTCCACAACTGAATATCGCTCAGTCCTGCCTCGTGCCACTCTTGTCGGCTTATTATTATAGTATTGCCCTCTACTTGATACATAATCTTGGTGTTTTTTGTGGCTATATACTTCTTTTTTTACGCCTGTCGATTTAAAAGATTGTTATTCATTTATCTGTGCAAAAACAACTCGAAAAAAGAATTTGTATTTTCTTTGATTTTCAAATATTTAGACTATTATTCAAAACTTCGCCATTCCATAAAAAATTTTTCCAAATAAACAAATATCCGTTACCCCATTTTACCTTACGACTATCTCTTTATATCTCGCTTTATAATACTTACGTACCTTATCGGCTTTCTCGCCGACGGCATTGTCGTATATAGCGGTTCTAACAGTATGCCTGCTACATCCGCACGCTCTTGCTATATCATTTATAAAGCCGTGTCTGGGCGTTTTTTTTATACATTTGTCGGTTGTCATATTTTTACTATCTTTGTTGCGAATTATACATTTGTATTTCGACTGCAAAGGTACACAATATTGCGTATTCCACCAAATATTTTGCGCATTATTTCGTGTTAAATTGTAAAATATTTTACAACGTATTAATTATGAGTGATATAAAGATTAGAGATTTGCGTAAAAAAATAGGAGTTTCGCAGGAAGAATTATCAAAAATGCTTGGGGTTCACATTCGAACTGTACAAAATTGGGAGCATGGAGGAGTTATACCAGCATCAAAACACGCATTATTGCGTAAGATGTTAGAACCCTCCACACACACACCTGGTGCTTCTGTTGGAGGTGCCAATCGCAAAAAGATACCACTATATGATACATATAGTGTAGGCGGCACCTCTATGATAGCCCCCAATGATCCCGTAACGGCTCCTACCGAATGGATCGACGCAGGAGACTGGTTCATAGATGCCACCGCAGCAATGCACCACTATGGAGATAGTATGATAGAGTATCCTTCCGGGTGTATCCTTGCACTTAAGGAGATAAACGATAAACAATTAATTATATGGGGTAAAAACTACGTAATTGAAACTGACGAATACCGTATTACCAAACGTCTGCAACGATCGAAAGACCCTAAGTATGTAATTGCATATAGTACCAACGAAGAAAAGTATCAAGACGGCACACTTATCCACCAACCGATAGACATACCCAAATCGGCAATCAGACGCTTGGCTCTCGTACTCGGATATGTCGTAAAAGAGCACTGTTCAGCTCGTTTTTACAGTATTAATCGGGGTTAGAGCAGCCTTTTTCATTAACTCCGAAAAAGACCCCAAAAATCGCACTTTTTACTACTTTTTGGGGCATTAAGACCGCCGAAAGTACCACCTTTAATTATAAAAAAATGTAAATTTTTACAGTATTGGTACAGTAAAGGTACAGCGAAGAGGTGTTTTTTTGTTGTTTGCTATACTCCGAGTATGCACAAAAAAAGCCCCCCTTTAGGAGGCTTTTGGGTGGTGCTTTAGTTCTTATTTTGTGATGGTATAGAAGTGGGCTTTTTGCCCTATTTTATGGCTATTAGCGGTTGTTTTTAGGCGGTATTAAAGCCTTTGTAAAGCGCGTCCTTCAAGCAACGCTAAAGTTATCGCTCAAAACTTCAAGCAAAATTAAAGCGAAATTAAACCTATTGTACTTTTCGTTTTTTTTCGGTTTTTGGTAAGTGGCTATCATTTAGATATTTATTTATATGCGTTTTGTACTTGTCGTTTTTACCCCCTTANACTTTTTCATATCAACTACATTTGGGGTTAAATATAATTTTAATGGACTATTTCTGAGGTTTTCAAGCAAAGTATAATTTTTATTTTTCTCATCTTATCAAAACGAATCACAAGAATAATTATTTCGTAAAGATATCCTGAACACAAAAAAAATAGTAACTTTGCAAGCGATATTTAATCTTATCCTTCTTATGAAAAAACAGTAAACACCATACCTCAAAGAGTACACAGCAGTATCATAAATACCCCAACCTACTGTATAACACTTCGGGAAAGACATCACAGATGCCCTTTTACCTTGTAACTCTTTAGGAGTACTATCTTGCTTGTAAGTGTCTGGTGGCAATGTCTCTAAAAAAAGTTTTTTAAAATATTTACAAATCAATTATCTAGTAAAAAAAATGGATTCACAGAAAGTAGACATGTTTATTATGTCAAATGCAAAATTCTTCGAAAGTACTCATCTCAGCTCTATCAGAGACCAATTGTTGCAAGTGAGCGAAGAAAAATGGAATATGATTTCCACGACCCAGTTCAAAGACCCTTCTACTATGTTGATTGTCTCTGTAATAGCAGGTTCTTTGGGAATAGACAGATTTATGATAGGCGATACAGGGCTCGGTATAGGTAAGCTGCTTACCTGCGGTGGTCTTGGAGTTTGGACTATCATAGACTGGTTTATGATTCAGGGAGCAACCAGAGAGAAAAATATGCAAAAACTGAAAATGTTGCTCTCTTAAATGCTTCTGCATCGAAACAAACTGTATTCTATAATACTCGTATCCTGTACGGCAGGTTACGTGTGGTTGTGGTTCGATATGTACGGTAGGCTTTCTTTACATTCCGATGTAGTGAGAGCCTGCCTTATTAAACGCCTTACAGGGCTGCCTTGCCCGTCGTGTGGCTCTACACGCTCGGTAGAGGCTATATTGGACGGCAAATATATTGAGGCAATGCTCATCAATCCTATAGGTTACGTATTGGTGGCGATTATGCTTGCCGCTCCGTTGTGGATACTGTTCGACCTGTTAACTAAACGACAGACGTTATTTGATTTTTATGGACGAGTGGAGAGATGTTTCAAAAAATCGGCAGTCGTAGTCGTAT